TCTGTCTTTGTTGAAGCTCCTGCAATAGAGTCAACAACGATAGTCACAAGTCGGTTCTTATCTGATGAACGAACCTTCTCGATAATAGTCTCGACCGTTTCAAAGATGTCTTCCACCGTTTCGAGTGGGATGTATAACATCTCTTTTAGATTGAGACCGATGGCTGAAAGAAACTCGGTTGAAAGGGCATTTTCTGTGTCAATATAGACAGCAAGACCGCCCTTCTTTTGAGTGTTGAGTAGGGTGTGAGCGGCAAGTAGTGACTTACCGCTCTGTTCCAACCCTGTTATTTCACAAACACGACCAACGGGAAATCCACCATTCTTTCTGTTTGAGATGGCAAGGTCAAGGATAGTTGACCCAGTAGATACCCATTCCTTCACGATGGTTGGTGCATCATCGTCACCTTCCAAGAAGTAAGCCGTTTTGAGATTTTGAGATTTGAATTGCTTGTTGATAGTTTCAGCAATCACACCACCGAGTTCATCGGTGAGTTCCATTTTGTTTTTTGCCATAGAGGACTCCTATTAGTTGAAGAGGTCATCAAATGCGTCTTCAACTTCTGACTTTGTTACTGTCTGCTTTGGAGCTTCAGCTGGCTTCTTGTATTCAACTTCCTGACTTCCATCATCCACACCCGTATGTATAGCAAGGTATGTCTTCAATTCTTCATACGTTGGCTCTGGATAAAGTTCAGTAATTTGTGGTTGTTGCTTGATCTTTTCGATAACATCAGGATTTTCTGTTGCTGGTGTTTGCTTTGGCTTGATACGGATTGTTGTTTCTGCATATTGCTTACCAGCTTCTTCTGCCGACTTTACAGTCACTACAACATCACGACCTTCCTTGAGGTCTGTAATATCACCGTAGTCAGGGTCTGCAATAAAAGCAAGAAGTTCTTGATAAAGACCCCTTCCGAATCCCCAAAACTTTACACCTTCATGTTCTTGACCACGAACAAGAACGGGAACGTATGTTCTCATCTTTGGTTCCAAACCACGTCCCATCAACCAACTTTCCTTATCGCCTTGTTGCTTTAGCTTTTCTCCAAAGGAAGCAATTGGGTCAGGACGACCAAAAGATTGCGGTGACAAGATTGACTTCTTGTTTCCAAAATTATAGTGGAAATACAACTCGATGAAAGGATTTTCTCGGTTGTGTACATAAGGAACAATTCGGATTTGGTGTTCGCCAGGTTCTGGCTTCCAAATATTTGAAGTGCGGTTGTTCGCATTCTTCAGATTGTTCAAACGGTTGCGGATAGCATCAAGATTGATTGCCATATAGGTACTCCTAAAAGTTAAATGATAATTGTGAACTGATAACTGTTATCAGGTCAATTGTTAATTTGTAATACTAATATACGGAATTAAATGTTAAAAGTCAATAGGTGTTTATAAAAACCCAAAAGGGTCAGGGAATTAACCCCGACCCTTTGGATTCTTATCTTCTGTGGTTCCTCTCTTTTGACGAGAGGCAATCCACTTTTCAAGTATAATCTTTTGTTCAGATGTAAGAATTTCTTTGAGTGAGTTTAGGAATTGTGTATCACACCCCTTTAGACATTCACGAACCTTTTCTCTTGGAAGTGCTTTTAGTCTTTCTTGTGTTGATTTCTTGAGTTGAGCCAATTCACGTCTTGCTACTTCTTTTGTGATTGTACCGGCCTTTACTGCGTCCTTGATTTTCTGTTCTTCTACTCTTGCGTTCATAAGAATTTCACGTTCAGCTGTCTTGAGTGTCTCGATACAAGATTGTGTACATTCTCTATGTTGAATGAGTAATCTTTCTACAAGTGGTCTTTGTTCTGGTGTAAGATTTAGGAGACGAAGGAGGTCAACAAATGGACTTGGTGCAACCTTCTTACCCTTGTCTGGGTTTGGTCTTTCAATTGGTTGTTCTGATATAGAGCCATCCGATTCCACAACCATTGTTGTGTACATTGCCTCTGGTTCTGTTGGACCCGTTTCTGTGTTTGAGCAACCGATGATTGCCAAAGAAAAAACGGCGATGAGCGAAAGTAGTGTTGTCTTCATAATAACTCCTTAAATAAAATGGTTGTCTTAATAACAACCCAGTAACTGAAAATAAGTTACATCAAAGTCCTAACTTTTCTCTAACTATCTCTTTTATAAGGGACTTAAGTTTCTGTTCAAACTGTTCCCTAGTTATACCTTCTTCTTTCTTTGGTGATTTTTCTTCTTCACCTTCTTCACCACCTTTTTTCGGTGCTGGTTTTTCAGTAGGTGTTTCAGGAGTTTCTTCACTTGGTTTTTCTTCTGGTGTTTCTTCTGGTTTTTCTTCTGGCTTTTCTGCCTGAGTTGTACTTGCTCCAACTGAACCTTCAATTGACTTGGAGGCATTTTCTGCGGCATCTCTTAATTCAGATGAAAGTGTTGAAAAAAGCTTCTGTTCTTCTGGTGTCAATTTAGACTTAATAATTCTCTGAATCTTTCCCATTACCATTGTTATATCACTAATACGAGCATCATTATCATCAGGTTTAGTTTCCTTCATCTTTAATGAGTTCACCACGCGATAAAGTGACTTTAATGTTGAATTAGCACCAAACTTTTGTGATATGGATTTTATTAAGTCTAAATTTTGAGTATATGTTTCCGTCTCTGAAATGTTTCCTAACCAACGGCTCATTTTCTTTACACCCACGTTTGGAAACATAATTGTTAAAAGACCACCCTTACGAGTGGAAATCGGAAACAAATCTACGAAAAAGCAATAAAGGAGTTGACCAGATATATCTGATGCCAACCCTTCTGATAGTTGTGTTTGTATGTTGTTCATAGTGTGTCTCATATTTATGGTGTCATTGTTATTTTTCGATTGGTTGGATTAAGATAAACACTAACATTTGTCTCATTGTTGAAAAAATGAAGTTTGTCTTCTATTTCTTGTCTAAATTCGAATCCCATTTCAGATAAAGCGGCTTCAATTTTAGATTGTGAATAAAGACTTGTATCTATCACATTATTTGGACGAAGATATATCTTTTTTAACTGTTTACGAAGTTTAGAAAAAAACATAGATGTACCACGACTTTCTCCAAAAATCTCTTGGAAACCACGTTTCATCATCCCCATCAGTTCTTCTGTTTCTTGTATTAGTTTAGACATATTTTCACCAAAATAAATTACCTGAATATAAATATCACAATGAGTAAACTTTTATCAATTCTATGTTCAAGATTTTCAAACCATCCGGTTTTTTAAGTAATATCGTATCTTTATACCTTTCCCACTCTATTGAGAATTTTTTGTCAAGTATACCATTATTTAAATTCATTATCAGTTCATTTAGTGCATTAATCGTATAGATTGTGTTTGTTTCTTTTTTTCTATGAACCATTATAGAACCTGGTAAGAAATCTTCACGTCTTTCTAAGATAACGTTATAAGATAACATTAATTCGTTTTGGATATTTGTAGACCTTAATAAAAATATCTTGTCATTAAGTACAGAAAACGTATTTTCAATTTGATCTATCGTCCTATCTATATCATGTTTTTTTACAAAAGTACAAACCAATTGTGTTCTCAATAATCCTCTCTCATTTGTTATGGTAAATCTTTTCCATCACCTCTTCTATAACCATGGCATTATCAATATTTTCGTTTAAAACTCGTAAGAGTATAATTTTATGTTCTTCACTTTGCAAATCTATTATCCCAGAAGGAATTTGGTTAGACCATTCAGTGATAATTTTATCTATCAAATTTTGCATTACTACCTCATTTGTTTTGTAACATAATTATAAATATGGTGTCATACCACCAAAATCATTACCAATTGAACATTTAGTGGTCATTTCATCAGTTTCAAATACACGTTTTAGTTGTGGTATTAGGTCTATCTCATCGGTTGGAACGTCGAACACAAATGCATCATAAAGATACATACACAATACCGTTCTTTTGTCCTCTAATAGAGGTAGAATCGTTTTTAATTTACGAACGTTATATTCAGTCTCCAATGATTGTAAGAAGTAATTAAACACCTTATTTGGTGTTGGTTCTTCTATTTCACGGAATCTCTTATGGTAGAAGTATGATTCTGTGTACCCCTTTTGGACATACTCTTCGTATAGTTCATCAATCATTGCCTGAACTCTTTGGAAGAAAGGATGTTGTATAAATTGGTCTGTAATTGTTCCGTAGATGTTTTGGAATACCCTCGACTTTACTTCGTCATATGAAATGTCAAGATTAAGCTCTTCCTTTATTTCATCGTATGGATGTTTGGTAAACTTATAATCAAGAATCTTTGCCAGAAGTTTAATGTGAAAGGCATCATAGTCAAACTGAACAATCTTACCTTCGTCATACCGTGAATGAATCTTATTACGTGTACCATCGTTTTTGTTCAAGGCAGAGAAGTTGAAGTTGTTCCATGAATTACTTGGACGAGAAGTTGCGGTGTACCACATATAGTTTTGTTTCTTCGTCTCATCACCAACAGGAATCTGGCTAGTTTCTATAAACTTGAACGTGTTTGTAAAATCCTCACACTAGTCGATACATTCCTGTGAAATCTTATC